TTTTTAATTAAAACATTAGCTCCTACTTGTGCTCTGGTTCTGCTAACGCCTGCTGTTATGTTAGCGACAGCGTTTTGTGCTCCTGTTCCATCTAATTGTGATACTCCATTCAAACCACCTCTTCTAACTGTTCTTATAACCTGTAAATTGTTTCCATACGATAAAAAATTTGCTGCCGTAAAATACGACTTAAACACCGTATCGTTTGGTCTTTGAAATCTTTCTACTAACTGAGACTCTGAATCAATTAATGTTACTTCATCTACCGGACCCCATTGAAAAGCTCCTACAAACCCTCCTGCTGTTGTAGAAATAGCTGGCACTATGAGAGTCAAGTCTTTTTCAGTAACCAAAACTCCTGGTGAGAGTTGGAAAGCCATATTATTTTCTCCTTAACTTAAATAATGTTATGTACCATAACAAAAATGTTTTACTTTTTTATTTATAATATCTTTTCTTTTAAAAATTTTTGATAATCTTTTTGATATTTGTCAGATAACCACAAGTCTCCACCTGAAACTTCGTATTCAGGTTCCTGGTGATTATTGAGAAAGCCAAATGGTGTAAGTTCTTCTTCAATTTGAACCATCTTTTGTTTATATAAAGCCTCTCTATTATTGGCATTCATTAGATCTTTAAATAGAGGATCATTGGAGGCCCACGAAAATAATACTAACGACATTGTTAAATCATCATGATATCCTTCATCTGCTTGAAAAGATCCTCTTTGTTCAACAAATGTAGAAAATTCTGAAATAATATCTTTATCAAAGATTAAAAGTTTATTTTCTTCTACTAATGATTTAAGAGTTGAACATCCTATTCTTTTTACTTGTTTTGTTGTTCTTAAACCTAACACTGCATTTCTTCCACTACTTGAAAGAAATTGACCATATTTTGAATCATGACCTACCCACATCATATTTTCATACTCAATATCATTATAAATTATATCAGCCACTTGTTGTCCTATATCATTAATTTCAACAAGCACATGAGCGTTATTATAATCTTTTGCTACTTTTGTTATAATATCAGGATATAACAAAGGTGTAATATTATTATCTTTAAATTTAGCAACTACTTTAAATGGATATTCAGTGCAATCAATAACAGTGAATGCTGAATAATCTCCTCCTACCCCTCTTGAAGTATCTACTGCTATGAAATAAAAATGTTTTTGTTCAGGTGCTTCTAAAACATCTAAATTATTTTTACTATGAATAAATGTTTTGGCAGACAATTTAGCAATTGTATCTGCACCTATTAAAGTGTTACTTGATCCTAAAAATGTACAAAGAACCTCTTGATTAAATTTTAACTCACCTAGAACTCTTTTTTGTTCATCAGCCCATTTATCATCTCTACCTGGTATTTTCCAATAAGGAATTTGTAAACTTTTAAAACCATTTCTATTTTCAACTGCATCATTCCAATATTTCCAAAAATGATTATATCCTAAAGGTGTAGATGTCATTAAAACTTTTGTTGTTTCGCCAGCCATAATTGTTGGATAGGTTGAAGTAAAGAATTCTTCAGCAACATTGTTAGGTACAATTGCAGCTTCATCAATATACAACCAGTTAACAGATTTACCTCGAATGCCAGAAATAGAAGTGGCAGAAGTAAATATCTTACTTCCATTTTCTAGTTCTACATCACCTTTATTCCACGTTTTAACACCTTGTTGCATCCAAAGTGGTAGATTTTCATACATTATTTGATATCGGTATAGAACCTCTCTAGCGGAGGCTGACTTGTTTGCTAAAATTGCTACTGTTTTGTTTGTTTGGAATAATGTGTAATGAAGAATACAAGCTGCAGACGTGATTGTCTTTCCTTGCTGACGACCTTCCATTATGATAACTTTTCTGTTATCCATAATAGTAGCTACTTTTTCTTTTTGACAGTCATACAGCTTAAATGGAACCAATCCTGCATCAAGAGAAACTATTTGACAATATGCCTCAATAAAATAAATTGGATCAGAACCACATCTTATAATTTCTTCAACTTGCTCTTTTGTGTATTGATGTTCCCATCCAATTTGTTTTAAACTACTATTTCCGTTATATGAATTATTCTTTTGGGTTGACATCTATTATTTCTTTTCTTTTATCTTCGATTTGTCTGATGAGATCCGAAGTCGATCCAGTAAATAAGATATTATTTTGAGTTTTAATAGTAGTCTTATCATCTTCTATATCCTTTAACTGTTTATGTATATCTAAAAGATCTTTAGCTACTTCACTTTGTGTTTTCATAAGTTGACCAGCTACTTCAAAATCTCTACCTTTCTCAGATGATTTAGCAATTGATATCATCTCTCTTATTGCATCATTATTAGTATTAATAAGATCTCTTATTGTATCTCTTGTTAAATCAAAATCACTTTCTTTTCTATCTTCACTTGTTTCTTCAATCTTTGCTAAAGGAGGAGGTTTAGGAATATCCTTTTTAGGATCGAAAGGTTGCATGTTAAATATTTTTTCAAGTTTTTTAAATTCATCCATATTAGAAGTCCTCAAATTTTTCAATAAATGATGTAACATTTCCTGATGTTTGACCTGCTCCAGGCTCTACACTATATCTTTGCATTCTTTCTTTCAATTCTTCATCATTAAAGAAATTAACTTTCGCAAAGTTAATAAGTCCTTGCTTAGTTATTGGTCCATAGAAGTTTAATTTCAGTGTAAACATTAATGTCCACATAATCATTCTTCTTGTATAAAAATCACCTTCGTATTGGTCATCATAACTTATGTTTTCTAAAATAATTGGCAAATCATTTTGTACATTAAGTTCTGGTATTGCAGTAATACTTAAATTAAAGTCTGGATTGAAATAAGGAAGTATTTGTTCAATTATTTGTAATCCATCATCTTGATTTTTTGCATACACATATAAAGCAACATCAACATTATAAGGAGAAGGTGCATATTGTGTATCAGCAGTATTCGAATTACCAGATATTTTTCTGTTTTGTTGTATATAACTTACTCTTCTATTTGGGTCATATCCAATTGACAACATTTCAAACCCCATTCTAGGTAAAATTACTTGTACGTCTTTTTTGACATCTGTATCTGGAACCGCTTCAAGTCTCGCTAAAAACTTTTGTCTTGGGGCATATGAAAGGGGTACTTTAATAGTTTGTATAACTTCATCATTTTCGTTTCTTCTATCAATATACATGTTATTAAATAAATTACCAAAAGAAATAACAGCTTTTCTAATTGTGGAGTGATAAAATTTTTCTAACATTATCTATAATCTCCAAATGGATTCTTTTCACTAAAATCTAATATACCAACACCCTCAGTCTGAAATGCATCATTTTGAGCAAATGAATCCCTATCAGTAATTTCAAAAGATTCTAAGATTATAGAAGATACGGTATTGTATTCTAATAACATTCTATTCCCATCTTCAAGAAGTAAATCAAAGTTTCTTATATCTAAGCTATCAATTCTTTGTATATCATCAACATCAAGCCTATCTGTATCAACTCTTTCAGAACTGTATTGATATAACTCACAGAACAAATTATAAACGTATAATTTTCCTAATTGAAAAAATGGATCTGTACCTTCAACTCTTCTTATTTCAAAAAATGATTTAGTTTTTGGAAAGAATAACAAATCTCCTTCAGCTGGACGAGTTGCTAATTGGACACTTCCTGCTCTTGCAACAGATTGATCCCATCTTCTTCTTGAAACTGTAAACGTAGCCTGATCTCTTAATTCAACACCAAATTTTGTTAACAAGTCTCCCTCGCCTGTAAACCCATTAACATCTGATAGATACATTTCTAATGGATACGCTTGTGTGTATTTGTTCAATACATCTTCATTTAGAATTGTGTCTAAATTAACAGTTGTTCTTGGAAGATATAGAACTTCAAAACCATAAATTTTTAAGCATTCAATTATTAAATCTTCATGCAATAACTGTTCGTTATTGGTTCCAATTGAATCGCCAGATTGAAAGTAATGATTAATAGTCATTGTTACATTCTAAAAAAGTCAACTGGTTCTTGATATCTTGATTCAACTTCAATTTCTAATTGTTGAATCTCTTGAACAGCCTCTTCATAAATAACTTGTCCATTAAGTGTAACACCACCAGGAAGTTGAACACCAGAAAACTTTTTAAGATTATTACCCCATTGTTTTTTCATTTGAGCTATTACATATTTTTTTAGGTACAAATCATTATACACATCTGTAAATGTATCCGGATCTAATATTCTATATGCTTCAACTATAATAAATTCACCCACAGCTGTATCTTGTGCCCAATCCATATCAATATGTAATCTGTTCTGATGTCGATTAAATCTAACAGGTTTTTGTCCTACTAACATTTGATTTAAAAGTGCTAATTGGTTCTGAATCTGCACATAATAAACTAAATCCGTGGATTGTAATGAATAGATATCGTTTAGTAATAATTGGTATCTCACATCAAATAAATCAATTCCTCTTGTTCTTGAATCAAAAGGCAAAACTCTCTCGACGCCTATAATAGCATCACTTAATGTAACGTACTTATCTGAAATGTTATTAGCAGTCACTTCGTGCTTTAAATAAATTCTTTCTACACCATCAAAATGAAACTGTTGAAAAAATTGTAGGCTTAATTCTAATACGTCTTCTTCTTGATCAGGGTCAGTATTTATTTCAATAACTGGATCACCAAGTTGTCTTTTTGCATAGGCTATTAACTCTGATCTTGAAGCTGGTCTGCTTGTACTCATCTAGTGATCTCCGGTGAAACTACAACTATTCCTTCTGCCACTCTTTGAACTTCGTGAGGAGCAGCATTCGCAACTAATTCAATATCATAAAGATATCTAGCAGCAGTGACATTAGTAGTTGTATTTGAATTCATTGTAAGAAACACGTTCCCATCTGTTCCAGTTGGAATTGTTGCTACAAATGCAAAACTATTTGAAGATTTAACTGATCTTCTAAATTGTGAACGAGCAGTATGCCCCGATAGATCCTTTACAGATCCAGTAAAGTCTTTAATTGTAACATTTGCTTTAAAAGTAGTTCCTTGATCTAGGAACAAATTGAAAATAGTAGCCATGTTTTCTCCATTGTATGGTACTATTTATAAAAAATTATTTATAAAATTTTATTATTCTGCTGTGAGTTTTATGACAACAAAACCTGAACCACCTCTGGCTCCATTTCTTGTAGTAGATGCAGCACCAGAAGCTCCACCTCCACCACCTCCAGTTCCCATAACTCCATCTTGTTCAGCAGTAGGTGCATTAAATGCTGCACCAGAATCTCCACCTTTTCCACCACCACCAGGCGAACTACTTACTAGAGCTGGAAATGCTCCACCTGTTCCACCTGATCCAGAATACATACCACCACCTCCACCGCCAGCATATACAACTGCTGAGCCAGTTATTGAAGATGAAACACCTTTACCTCCTGCACCACCATTACCAGGACCTCCAGAATTTCCACCACCACCTCCTCCTGCTCCTGCATCTGCTCCGCCATTTCCACCAGCATGACCTTGAACTGGATAAGGACCAGTTTCTGTTCCTGGAGGAGAAGGTGAATGACCACCAGGAGAAGGACTTAATGCAATTGCAGCACCACCTGTTCCGGATCTTACTCCACCACCTCCACTTGCACCAATAACGCCAGCAACTGAACTACCTCCAGGTTGACCAAAAGCGCCACCTCCTCCACCATTTGAACCAACGTGTACAACTGGAGAACCTCCCTGAATTGAAGAACCAGTCCCAGTAGTTCCCACAACTGCACCAGTTAAAGTAGTACTTCCACCCCCACCTACATTTATTGTATAGACTTCATCTTCACTTACTGGCCAACCAGTACCACTTCTAAAACCACCTGCACCTCCTCCTCCTCCAGCTTTATCACCTGCTACATGACCACCTCCACCTCCACCACCTCCAACAATCAAATATTCCATTTTAGTCATACCTGTTGGAATAGTAATTTGTCCTGAATTTGCAAAACTAAATACTTGACCTTCTGCTGCTGATGAATATTTTACAATTACAATTCCACTACCACCTGCACCTGTAGTTGTATTTCCATCACCTGCACCTCCACCACCTCCTCCAGTAGCATCTTGTCCATCTACAGCCGCATTTGCAAGAGGAGCTGGAGCAGGTGCTGTGCCATTATCTACACCACCTTTTCCACCACCTCCAGCACCACCTACACCACCCGCATTTGTTCCACCAGCAGTATCTGCTCCACCTCCACCACCTCCAGCATAAGTTACAGGTGTTCCTGAAATTGGGTTTGCAAGACCTGCACCACCTGCTCCACCAGGAGATCCAGGAGAGGCAGGAGCTCGAGTTCCAGCAGCACCTGCACCACCTCCACCTCCTCCGGCACCTTTAGGGCCTCCACTTCCCTGTCCACCAGCATTTCCTTGTGGAGAAGTACCAGAACCTCCTGCATAATTTGAATAAGCTCCACCACCACCAGAACCACCATCTCTACCAACTTTACCGATACCTCCACCACCTCCTCCACCTAAAGAAGTTAATGTAGAGAAAGGGGAAGGGGCAGCTATAGAACTAGATCCACCATCATTTCCTGTATCTGGTCCTGTATCTATTCCTTTTCTAGCTCCTCCAGCTCCAACTGTAATAGTTAATGTAGCTCCAGATGGAACAGAAGTTCCTGTTGCTGTTCTATAACCACCAGCTCCTCCACCCCCTGAGACATATTGACCTCCAGATCCTCCACCACCAACTATCAAGTAATCAATTTCACTTACATCAGCTGGCAATGCTAAAGTACTTGAAGCAGCAAAAGATCTTATAAATGTTTGGAGTACACCACCAGAACCACCACTGAAACCAAACGCATTAAGTGATCCTATAGCTAAAGAAGTAAGAATTGGCATAATTGTTTAAGCGAATTTAGTTTGACCAGCTAACATTGTGAATGTTGCATCTGCAGTTTTTATTATTGAGAAAGTGTATATATCTATTGAATTAGCATTACCAGCACTGTAAGCTGTGCCACCTTGGTATTTTGGTGTGACTGAACTTCCATCTACTTCATGTGCATTTATGTAGTATGCAGAACCAGTATTTGTAACCATGACAGCAGCTGATATAGTATTACCAATTGCCATAATAGCATTTAAAGCAGTTGATGCATCAGCCCTAAAATTAACTTTAAAATTGGTATCTGCTGCAGCTGTACAATAATAAACTGAATTAGTTAACAAATCAATATTTGTAGTAGCATCAAAAGCTGCTGCTACTATTGATGTATCTTCTTGTAAATTTACTAATGGAGCTATTTTAGCAGATGAAACTGCATCAGCAGCTATCTTTTCATTTGTAACATTAAGAGCAGCTATTTTAGCAGTTGTAACATTAAGAGCAGCTATTTTAGCAGTTGTAACATTTGTATCAGCTATTTTACCGGTTGTAACATTTAAATCTTTTATTTTAGCAGTTTCTACAGCATCTGTTGCTACATTAGCAGCATTGACAGGAAATTTTCTAACATTAGTATTTATTTTTGCATTAGTAACAGCCACATCTGCTATTTTAGCAGTAGTTACTATTCCATCTTGCAAATCATCTGAGTTTAAAGGTTTAGTGGTCGGAGTAAATCCAATGTAGGCCATATAAAATCCTATTAATAATATTTTAAGTATTTATTATTTATAGCTTACTTATATTTACTTCTTGTAAAACATTTCCTGATTTTCCTGGAGCTAATTGTTTTTTAGGTTTTAACATATTTTTAGGAGTTGCATCACCACCTAAATGCAAACCTGTTAATGAATCATCATCTCCAATATAACCTTTTAAAAAGGTATTAAAGGATAAACTTATTCTTGTCTCATCTGCCTCTACAGGAGCTACCCAATGTTCTAAACTTGATGGAAATAAAACTAATGATCCTGTTTTTACAGGAAACCACCAGCTTTCTGAATTAAATAAATTCCAATCTCTTGGAGGGTGAATCTTTATAGTGTGATATGTTTTTGGATGAAAAAAGTAAATTTTATCTTTTTCTTTTTCGGCTTGCACATAATAAACACCAGATATAAAACTATTGGGATGTCTATGTTTATGATGCCACTGACCTTTTTTAGTGTAGTTTGCCCAAGATTGTGTAACATAAGGTTCTATGTCAAACTTTGGTTTATATATTTCATCAAAGTATTTGTCAACACATTCGTTAATCCATTGATTAAGATTAGCTAATTTTTTATCTCTTAAAAGATATCTATAAGAACTTGTAGTATTGCCTTCATTTGGTTTTTCATCTAAATTTAGAAGAAACTTTTTTTCTGATTCTGTTAAACCTTCTTCATGATTAAACCATCCTACTGGAATGGGGAACAGATTGTTTAATTCCATTATATAGATCCACCTTTTCCTTGAGTATTATCTTCTTGAGAATCCATAGCCTTTTCAATTTGTTTAAATTGACCTGTCATTTCTTTAACTTGTTTTTCTGTCCAAACTGTTGGTATTGAATCTTCAAAATCTTTAATCTTTTGCATTGTTTCTTCAACATCTTTCCAGGTTGGTTGAGGTCTATCATCATCCCAACGAGTAAAACTAGTATTAGATATTTCCCATTTTGCTCCAGGTCTTAATAAATGCATTGCTGTATTTACACCATAAAGTCTGTATATTTTTTGTTGCGAAGCTTCAGATAATTCATTTTCATCAACTGGTTTACTAGTATCTATTTTCTTTTTCTTTGCCATTTTTTCTCCTTTACCAAGCCCAAGATACATAAGAATAACGAGAACCTTTTGTTACAGGTTTTACTTCATGAGGATACATGAAATTGCTAGGAAAGATCAACAGTGACCCTCTTTTTAATTCAATTTTTTGGTCTTCCCACATTATTAGTTCTCCTCCTTCATAATCATCATTTAAACAACCAAGAAGTGATAATGTTGGAATTCCTTTTCTATTCCCATCAAACATAGAATGTATATGATCACAATGGAGTTTCATTTGCGTGGTTTCATCATATTTGTTAAATCTTAATTCAGAATATCCATTCCAACCACAAAACCAATCAATTGTTTTTGCTTTTGAAACATCAGGAAGTTCAGTAACATATCTCGTTAGGCCACTGTGTAATTTCTCTTGAATTTCTTGTCTTTGTTTTATGTTTGACCAAGACACAGATAGTTCATTATCATAACTAATATGATCGCCTGAACCTGATTGATAGAATTGATGAGTTGACCACTCTGCTTTTTTTAGAGCTTTTACTGCTTTTTTGCAATAATTTTCATCTAAAAAATTTTCATAATTAGCAACATACTTTGTTAAATCTTTTTCCATAATAAAAATTCTTTCTCAATTTTTAACTCATTCTTTGCTTATTATTTTTTTAAGAATTTATTAATATAGCAAAAAAAGTGGCATTTGTATTAGGAGCTTCAGTAAAAGTAATTGTTGAAGATGCAGTAGTATAAGCGGAAGTTGGTTCCTGTAGAACCCCATCTATTGAAACTAATAGTTGTTGGGGTGATTGAATACTAACATTTTTACCACTAGACTGAACTGCAAATGCAGTTGCAGAATCATTGAAACCAGATGAAATATCATCTAACTTTTGAAATTGTCCTAATACAGGAGAGTTACCGATATAAGCCATTTAAATTAAAACCCAACCTTTAGTTTTTGGATCATCTGTGTCAGCAGCATATACATGTTCAAGCCATATGTAACTATTACCAGCTGTCATTTGATCATCAGTGAGAGTAGGTTGTGTTATAGGACATTCAAATGCACAAGAAGTTGTATTCATAGACCAAGAAGTCCAGGCTGTGTTAGAAAGTGGATTAACAAATGCACCAGATACTGCAGCTGATGTATTTAAGTTTGCCCAGAATTCATATCCAATTCCTGCATATCTTTTTCTAAAACTTGAATTATAACTAGTTTGTTTCCAAGTTCCACTAAATAATTTTTCACAAAATGCAGCGCCAATGTGCTCTTTTTCATTTCCAGAGGCGTCTGCTGTATCTCTATTGCCGACAACAATTACTCTTGTTACTACATTGCTGTCATTAATCTCAGCAAAATGAGCCATTAAAATTTCTCCTGTTTAAAAAAATAAAAAACATATACTTATTTATATAATTATACTACCCTGTAATCTTTATGACAACAATTCCTGATCCTCCTGAACCACCTTCAGCACCTGCATGGCCCATTCCTCCACCACCGCCTCCTGTACCAGCTGTTCCGTCCGTTGCTGCAGAAGGAACTCTTGAACCTGCTCCTCCACCTCCAGCACCACCATTTCCAGCTGTAGTTCCACCAGTTGGGTTACTAACTCCTCCACCTCCACCACCACCATAAAATACTGGAGTACCGGTAATAGGATTTGCAACACCTACACCACCATCTCCTCCTTCTTGATTAGTACCAGGAACAGAGTTTTCACCTACTGCACCAGCTCCTCCACCTCCTCCTCCATTTACGAAAGATCCAGTTCCACCATCATGACCTTGTAAAGCACCTGTATCACCTGCTACGGCTAAACCATTTGTTGGTGCTGCACCATAAGCAGAACCTCCGCCAGAAGATCCAGCTTTGCCTGGAATATTGCCTGGTGTGGGACTTTGACCAAGCATTCCACCTGCACCTCCACCCATTCCAAGACTTGTTGTTACTCCAAATTGACTAGAGCTATTGCTACTACTTATAGAAGAATTTGAACCTGATAAAGCTGGATAAGTGGGAAAACCAGCTCCACCAGCTCCTATAGCGACTGTTAATAATTCATTAGTAGAGACTGAAGTTGACCCAGTTTTTACACCACCTCCACCACCTCCTCCTCCACCACCAGAACCGCCTCCAGCTCCTCCACCACCTACTACAAGATAATCAATGGATTTAGCACCAAAGTCATTTTTCCATACACCAGACGCTTCCATTGAAAATACTCTATCACTATTTTTCTTTTTAAATTTAATGAATATTATGCCGGATCCTCCACCACCACCTGGATCTTGAATAGCACCACCACCTCCACCACCTCCAGTATTAGCTACACCTGATCCACCAGCAGGTGAACCTCTGTTAACAGTATCGTTAGCTCCATCCCCAGCACCACCTCTAAATTCACTAAACTCATGAGCATTACCACCTTTACCACCTCCAGGAGATGTACCAGTAGGTCCATCACCACCTCCACCGCCTCCTGCAAATATTTGAGAAGTTCCTGTTATACTAATTGTTATTCCATTACCTCCATTGCCACCTCTAGCAGGATCTGGTGCTGAACCAATACAATTGCCACCTACACCACCAGCTCCACCACCACCTCCTCCAGCATAGGTTATTCCATTCCAACTTCCACCAGCAAAACCTTGTGAGGTTGATGTCTCGCCTGCAGCAGTTACTCGAGTTATAGGCAATGAATTTCCCATAATATTAACTCCACCACTTCCATTTCCTCCTCCACTACCTCCAGATTGACCTCTTGGTGTTCCATATGAACCGCCACCGCCACCACCATGTGATTTAATTGTTATGTTTGCAAGAGTATCAGCTGCACCACCCATACTTGCTGATCCACTTATTGGATGGTTTGTGCAATAGTAATAAAGTTGAGGTGCAGGTGTTGCTACTTGTAATTGAACTCTAGAACCTGGAGTTCCTGCTGCTGTTGATCCTGTAGTTCCTTCTGAGTGACCTGTAGCTGAAGGTTGATTAGTTGTTACGCCAGTGTCATAGGCAGTAGCAGATGGTCCTCCTGGTGTAAGTTCTGATGAAGAAAATCTAAATGGATGTCCACTGTTCAATGGATGTGATTGATCAAATCTGTATGTTGATCCTTCATATAATTTTAAAGTTTCTGCTTCTACATTGGCAGTTACACCTTCAAATTCATTAACAGTTTTTACATAGTATCTATTGCCTGATCCTGGCGAAACAGCTGCTCCAACAGCTACATAATATAGAACATTGGCTTCTGTTCTAAATGCTGATGCTTCACCATTTGCACCAGCTACTGAAGGAGTACCTGGAATTCCAGCTCCTCCCCCTATTTCAACAGGATATATTTTACCTGGTATAACTGGCATACCTGCACCAAATCTTACTCCGCCACCGCCACCGCCACCTCCTGCATCTGTTGCGCCAGCTCCACCACCACCAATTACAAAATATTCTGCAATCTCATTAACATCAATTGGTACTTGAAATGAACCAGAACCTGTGAATTGTAATAAAACATCAAAATCAATTGGCCAATTACCTTGTGATGCAGCATTTAATTGCTGTCCAAGTGTAAACATACCACTATTAGTACCAAACTTTGAAGTAGTAAATTCTGTTGATCTAATTATTCCGCCTGTATATCTACCCATTTCTATCCTGTAATCTTTATAACAACAATTCCTGAACCACCATTAAAACCATTGCTAGTACTACCTTTTCCAGCACCTCCTCCTCCACTTCCGGAATTATCGTCTGCATTTGAACCATTTTGATCATTGCCTTCTCCATTACCACCCCCACCTATAGCTAATGGTGCTCTTGCACCTCTTCCATAAAATGAGTCATTATTCCTAATTCCTCCACCACCTCCTCCAGCATATCCTACTGTTGAACCTGTTATTGCATTATTAATACCATTTCCTCCATCACCACCCATAGGACTTCCATATCCTATTGTAGGAGATGCTACTCCATTTGATAAATTTCCAATAAATCCTTCTTGAGCAGCTCCACCTCCGCCACCTCCTACTGTTTGATCATAGGCACCTGAACTACCACCACCACCATCTCCTCCTTTAAATCCTACACCAGGCGAAGGTTGATTTGAAGCACCACCTATATATTTTGGAGCTCCTCTTGCAGGTTCACCCGCAGAACCTCCACCACCTGATCCACCGGCTTTACCATTTCTTGCTTGATTTGGAAACTGGGTGGAAGCATCAGCATTAATTCCTGCACCACCTCCACCACCTATAGCATTAGCTATATTACTACTCATTCCAAGACTTGTTTGTATTAAAGTTGAATTTGAACCATTAGCACCATCATTAGCATCAGCAACATTTGTGGAACCTCCTATACCAGTTCCACCGCCTCCTCCAGCTCCAACTGCAATAGTAAAATCTTGTCCTAATAATGAAATATCTTGAGTTCCACTTATATAACCACCAGCTCCACCTCCACCAGCACCACCTCTACCAGTCCCTCCTCCACCTCCACCACCAGCAACACATAAATATTCAATGGTTTTAGCACCAAAGTCATTTTTCCATATACCAGATCCTGTAAATGAAAATAATCTATTACTATTTTTATTTTTGTATTTTATTACTACAATTCCTGATCCACCAGTTCCTCCTAAATGAGTCCCAATCGGTAGTGCGTATTGAGATCCACCACCTCCTCCTCCAGTATTTTCTGCACCATCTTGACCGTCATATGGTGAAGCACTACCACCATTACCTCCACCACCAACACCTCCATTATTATCTCTTGGTGCAGCTGCTGCACTACCCCCTCCACCACCTCCTCCTGCATAAAAAACAGGAGTCCCTGTTATAGGATGCGCAAGTCCAGCACCACCAAATCCTGTTAATGGAGCACTACCTCCTGCTGCACCAGCGCCACCTCCACCGCCACCTTGACCAACTGGATGAGCAGTACCAATTCCTCCAGCATTACCTTGTGAAGGAGATACATTTGGTTGATTGCCAGCACCACCAGAAGGATTAACAGTATATCCTCCAGCGCCTCCACCAGATCCACCAGGACCACCTGCAGAAGGTCCTGGACTACCACCTCCTCCTTCACCACCATAACCACCACCAGCTGCTGTTATTGTTGTAAAAGGAGAAGGTCCAGCTAAAGAAGAATTTTCTCCGACAGTACCATTTACTCCATCACCACTTTCAGCACCTCCAGGCCCTCCTGCACCTACTGTCACTGGATAACTACCAGCTGCAACTGCAAGACCTGTACCAAATCTCATTCCACCTGCACCACCACCGCCTGCATTATTAGATCCTCCTCCACCTCCACCACCTACAATTAAGTATTCAGATATTTCTGTGACACCAGTCGGACATACCCAAGTTCCTGATCCTGTAAACTGTAATACAACATCAAAATCAAGTAACCAGTTTCCTGAACCAATAAGTTGACTAACAGTTCCAAGTGTAAACATACCACTATGGGTACTGAATCGGCCTAACGATAAAGGTTCAGCTCTTATTAAACCACCAGTGTAGCGACTCATTAGTTAACCTATGATATTATTTCAAAGCTAGTGGTATACACTATACTGCTTGTGGTGGAAGCATTTGCCCCTATAGATTGATTTTCTTTTAGATAAAAACTCGTACTTTTATCAATAACTATTAAACTAGAATTTGCTGGCACAGTTATTGCATGAGCAATAGCGTTAGATACACCACCTAAATCATCTAGAGGATAAAGATTCACATGAACCACAGCAGCTGTTGTGGTGTTATTGTTAGCTGCTATAATTGTATTAATTTTAAGAACTTTACCACTACTAGCTGGATTATTAGCTATAGCTCTATCAGCAACGGCAGCTGCTACAGAAGTAGTGTCTCCCAGTATACTAGTTACGCCTACAATATTTGGATTTGCCATTTATATTTTCCTTTTAACCAAAAACTATTGACATAGCTATGGCCTTACCTGTTGATAAACCGGGAGTCTTTAGCTTAGCATTTGTTATGCTACCATCTTCTATTTTAGCGTTAGTGATGGTACCAGTTGAAACTATATTACCTCTTAATTTAGTTAATGCCATATCTTACCCTATGTTTGATCTGATTCTAAAATTGACATAATAACATCTACATTGCCAGCAGTAGCTCTTACTTGTAATGATTGATTAACTTCTAATACAACTTTTTGATCTCCTCCAACAGCAACTAATGAACCACCAATTGGAACTGGAGCTGCTTGTACTAATGTTATGTTTCCATTAGGGCCAGTTGCTGTATTGACTTGAACATCAACACAAGCCGCAGTTGTAGTATTTCTGTTAGCTAAAGATAAACCTATAATTGTAGCTACACATCCAGTGGGAACTGAATAATTACCCACATTTGCAAAGGTAGTTAATGCAGCAACTTTATTATTTGCAAAACTTACGTTAGCTGATAGTTTATTTTTAAAATTGTTTGCCATGTTGTTCCTTGATTATCCTAAAGCAATTGCAAAAGGTATTGCAGAAGCAGATGCATTGTTAGCAGTATTGCTTATTTCTATACTAAGATTTGCAAAATTATTATCTACTTGTTGATTAGTTAATGCTGAACCTTTTACATCAACACCATTTGTAATTGCGTCTGGTAATAATGTTCCAGTTGTTCTTAAAGTAATATTTGCATATGTCATTATTTTTCTGCCATTTTTATTAAAAGTTCTTTTATTTCATTTACTGATTGTTTTATAGTATTTATTTCATTATCCATACGTGCCATATTATCTTTGACTAAATTTTTTTGATTATATTCATAAAAAGCATTTTTGTCAATGTTAACAATAGCTTTCGACTTTGGATCTCTAACTAAATGTGGAAAATCTTTTACTTTCATCATCTTAATGCTATCGCTCTTAAATTCTTAATTTTAGCAATTTTTGAATTATCAGTAGAACCTAAAACTATTTTAAATACTAGTGAATTAAATTCATCTATATTATTAACTTCTTTTTGAAATTGAACAAATTCTCCACCAAGAGAATCTTGAATAGTGACATTCGACACTTTCTCATATTCTATAGTGTTCATATTTGTGCTATCGCCAGCTAGTTTTGTCTTTAAGTATATATTTACACTAGCTTCTGATGGTTTAGCAACATCAAAGAAAAACTTAACGCCCGTTGATGGATTAATAAAATCAATTTGTCTTGAAATATATTTTGAATACGCAGAACCACCAACTGCAGCTTCTTCAGCTACAAAGTCATTAGTTGAAACAATAGAATAAACATTATGATTTGATGTATCAGGTGTAATAACAGCATTACCAGTTATTTTTTTCACCTTTATTCTAACATTACTACTTGTTCCTTGACCCACGTCTAAAACTCTATATAAACCTGAATTGTATGTACCAGCACCTGTAAGAGTTGTATTAGCACTAACATTTAAAATACTACCATTAATAATAGCATTAGAATTATTACAATCATTAATATTTGCCAAATTAATTATACCAATAGCATTTGACAATAAGTAAAAATTAGCTTTGTGTCCTACACCTTTATTATTACTTCCAATATTAGAAATTAAATCAAATTCATGTTTTAAAACAGTAGCAAATGAAGGTTCATTAACTAAATTTCTTTTAAAATTAACACCTAATTGTTCAATATCAATAACAGGAGAGACTCTATCATTATCAGTATTCATATCAATTCTATAATCAAATGTTTCTCTACCTGAAGCTTTTCTTCTTTTATTTGTTGGACCAGCTATTGTTCTTTCTGTTTCAAAATCATTTTGAACTGCATTTTGAATTTCACTAAAAGTTGTATCAACAGTATATGTGCTTCCAAGTGTAGTAGTTATAACTTTGTTTGATACACTTGTATTAGCTGGTTTAAATATTGAATTTTGAGGTGTTATTGAAGAATAGGATGTATTTTCAAATACTCTCACATAACCACCACCAAATCTTGATCTGCTTGTTACATTCGGCATACCAGAACCACCATTGCCTGCACTTAAAATTGGAGATGCACCAAGATTAATTGTATATGATCCTAACTTAACATTGGATATTTGAAAATCTTGCTCTTGAATAACATTACCAGGTAATCCTACTACATTACCAATATGATAACTTCCATTAGCTAATAATATATTTGCATTGCTAACATTTTTTATATTAACAAACGAATCATTTATAAAACCATGATTAAAATGATACACTTTCATAGTTGTAAAACCAGGATATACTTCCAAAGGATCTACTTCTAATGCTTCAGTTATATCGGTTCCTAAACCACCAGAACCTGAAAGCTCTAAAGGAACTGTTGCTGTTACGTCAGTTGAAAATTTAGCTCTATAAATGTTAACTTTTATATCTTCGAATAAATCTGGCTGGAAAAGTTTTAAATTTTCTGATAAAAACAAAGAACCTATCAAAGGTTGCTCTGATATTCTTCTTCCTGTTTTAGTATCAGTACCATTTAATTCTGAAACATAAACATTATATGCTCTTGAATCTGATCCAACCGATAAAGCATATTCACCTGTATCCACAAATATTGGTGAACTAAATGTAACAGTAGTTGCAACATTAGCGTTATCTGAAGTTAAAACATTGGCAGCAGGAATATGTGCTTGACTAAATGGTAGTATTGTTTGGCCAGGCTGATTATCTACAATTCTTCTTAATTGTAAAAAAACAGGAATAGTAGCATCAGCAGACTGAAAGAACAAATCAACTTTTGTAATATAAGTTGGTTCTTCAACTATAAAAGATTGAGCTACTGGATCTATTCTGTTAAGTGCCATTTAAATTCCTACAAATATTTGTTATTGAAATCTGCTGCTAATTCTGCTTGAGCTTCTTCTTGTGTATAGTAACCAACTCTTGAAGCATCTCCAAACTGATCAGCTACTCCACCTTGAGTCTCTTTATCTTGCTCACCGTGTGTTGTGGCTCCTTGAGCAAACGATTGGAAAAATTCCTCAACATTTGCAATTTCAGAAGCATCAGTTTTTGTACTTACACCAGGGAATTTCTTCTCCCACCATTCTCGATCTTGTTCTCGAGCAACTCCTCCAAAAGCTAAATGAACTATTTGATCTGGAGGAATATTACCTCTAATATCTGCGTATACTTGTTCCAAAATACTTTTTTGTGGAACTATTTCAGGTGGGATCTGAGGATCCTTAACTGTTGGAGTTGGAGGTTGTGGTGGTTGAGCAGGTCTTAATACTTCAGTAGTAATTTCTCTAATTACACCATCACTTACAAAAACTTGTTCTGCAAATGTAACTTCTGCTTCTTGATCATTAATAGGTGAACTTGAAAGTCTTAATAATTTTTTACCTGTATTAATATTTAATGATGTTGATACATAATGAAAATCTAGTTCAATTGATCCAAAATTATCAGTAGTTAATACTAATGAACTGTTAGACATTAAATTTGAAAGATCTCTTCTAGTCACTCTTGTATCAGATTTAGCAGCGTTTGTTGCAATATTTGCAGCAAGTTGTAATTGTTTTGTTTTTATTTCAGCTGTAACTTGACTTAAAAATGGTTGAATAGGTTGTCCATCAAAGAAACCAAATACTTGTGTATTGGGTCTCATACCTTCCACATTAACTTTTATAAATGCACTTCTCATTTTTGGAACAACTGTAATATTTTTTACAATTTCATTACCTTGTAATTTTAATGAAGATGTAGCTGGCGAAATTGATCCCAATAAATCTGATAAACCTTTTAAGTTTTCTGGAAGTTCATCTGTATTTTGTGGTACTCCATTTCTTAATTGTTCAATATCATTAAGTGAACCAAATATATTTCTTCCATCTCTTTTAACAAAAGATAATGTACTTAAAGTCTCGAAAGAACCGGTTCTGTCAACTTGTACCTGTGGAACTCTTTTATCATCAAACCACAAATCTCCTGGTGGAGACAGTGTCATTGCTCCTTGAAACTGATTAAGGTTAAATGGATTCAAATTTTGTGTCTTACTTGAAAATGGATTTCTTACTAATATTTCATGAGTATATGGCAAAGAAGCAACTGATCCAGTAAGAACGTAATTATTACTTGTTCTTTGAGCATCAGTAGTTGATGCTTCTCTCATGTTTATAAATTCACTTTTTATAAGAGGACTAGCTTCTTTTTTAGTATAATTAACAGATACAGCATAATCAGGATTTTCTAATGAATCTCCTACACCATGGCCCGTAAATGAATCAACTACAAAACCATTTTTAAATCTTTCAAAACCTAGATCATCTTGTATTTGTTCTTGTTGTGCATCTCTTTCAAGCAAATTTAAAGTTGTGTAAAATTCTAATGTTTTTACTCTATTTTCTAATCTACCAATATCTTTCATGGTAAATCTTTTGTTTTCGACTCTCTTAACTTCTATGTCCCTATTAATATTAAACACATATGGTTTTTGTTGAAACACAAATAGTTTTAATAAGTCAGATGGAAAATTAGGTTCTCTTGGACTAAGTTCACTTGTTCCCTCAACGACAAAAAAGTTACCTTTTTCATTCAATCCAACTGAAGATATCTTAGGCAAGAAGTATTGATAATCTGTAACAAAATTTACTTCTGGATCTAAAAATTCTGTTGTCGAAGCACCTGTGCCAGTAAATCCAGTCCCTACATCATTTATTCTTGGTCTAAAATCTAAACAATCTCTTAGACTAAAGAACACACCATTAAACTCAACTGTTGGTATATCTTCATAATCAGGATATGATCCAACAGAGAAAAAGTCTCCAGCTCCATGAGCAAAGAAATCAAAAGTAACTCTTATTGGATGTTCTGGTTTTGCTTTACCAGCTTTTAATTTTACTTTAGCAAGATCATAAAATGTAGATTTTTGACCATTGTCAAATGAATATCTTTCTGTAACATCAGAAGAACCAGAATCGGTATAAGAGGATCCAAAGGCCACATTTGACATTTTAACTGATTTTAATTTAAAACCATCTGCTTTACCTAAAGTTAGTATTGATGCTTGAGCAGTTTCTTTGGTAGTAAAATCTATTGTTTGATTTGCATTTAATGTTTTAGTTTTTCTTAAAGCTGCACTAGTTACTTTATTTACAGTAACTATAAATTCCATACTTTCATTATTTAAATTTTCACCAGGTGATCCACTAAAGTCAAAAGTTACTTGAGTAGATCCTCCATTAAATGAAATATCACCACTTTGTATGCTAATATATTGTCCTCTTCTGGTTCCAGAAGTAATTATAGCTTGATAATTATCAGTAGAAAATGGTGCAAATGTTTCGTTAGTACCAGTTGTTAAAGTAGCTGCTCCAGATGATAAAGATTGTGTTATCTGTCTTTTTACAGTATATGTTGTTTTTGTGTTAGCTGGGTCAACTGCCTTCAAAACTTCAAATGGGAATTGAGTAATTAAAATATCTTTACTTGAATCTCCAATGTTTGAAGTATTAAGTGAAAAAGGTGCAAATGAATTAGCTATATTTCCAAGTGGAGTTCTGTCAATCGTAAGTGTCACATCATCAGCAATAGCACTTACTATTAATCTATGGGTAAATGTAGAATTACTATGTGTTATTACATCACCAACTTTAAGTTGTGATGAAAACCTTGTACCACTACCTAATACTGTTGTTGAAGCATTATTATAAGTAATAGCACCACTAAGGTTAGTTAAAACAGGAGTTATATTAGCTGCAAAATCAAAATTAGTAGATGCTTCAACTTGTTTAGCATCACGATCAAATGTTTTACCATCATTCATGTTTATATCAAATAAATGCAATCTAAACGAAGCAGTTCTTCCAGCAGCTCCACCCAGTGCAGGTGCAACATTGCCAGTTTGATAAATTAAACCTCTTGATTTAGCAGTACCTACTAAATTACCATTTTGACCAACATTACTACTTTTATAAGCATCTCTTAAATTAACAGTTTCTATAATAGCTAGATCTGGTGCTGAATTAACATCATCAATAGTAACAAAACTTGATAATTGACTTGCAATAGTTCCAGTGCTCACATTAGCAAAATTTCTTGCTTTGTCCATAGTCAAAAATCTTGAAGGAATATCATCTACTTCATATCCTTTGACAAATGCTTTACCAGGTGTTATAACTGAAACAAATTTTGCATTACTTCCACCATTAGCAGCTAAAAAGACTCCATCATTCGAAGTGGTAGCAATGTTAGCAAAAGTATTGGTGCCTGTTGGACTTGATTTTAAATGTTCTCTTAATTCTAAACCAAATGTTTCTACTTCATAATTTCCAGATTCATCAAAAGTCCTTCTAGCTAATGTATCACCTAAAACACTAAATCTAGGATCAATATTTTTTGAAATAACTCTTCCATCTTCTACTCTAACTACTTCAATAAAATTAGTATCTGTAAGTGAATTAAATTCTAAATCTCTACTTGATAATGTTAAATTAGCTTTGTATCTATCAGCACCAGGAGCAAAAAAGTTAAATGTTCCAGTAGCTGGGTCTAATAAAGAAGTGTCATCAGTAGATTCAACAACTGATTCAGTAACTGTTAAACCAACAATTTTATTTTGTACATTTGCATATTTTTCAATAATATGTGTTTGTTGTTGAACTAAAAGAAAATTTCCCTTTGCAAAAATTGTACTTTTGCCTATTGAAAATGTAGTACCAAAACCTGTAGCTCCAGAAGATAATGCTTGAACAGTAATTGAACCATTAGTGTTTTTTATTTCTTCATTATCATTGAATACTAATAAATTGCTAGTACCACCATCTGTGTATTTTACAAATAATGTGGGTGGGTCACCATCAACTGTTGAGGTAGCAACATCAATTACTAATGCTACTACACCGGTTGTTTCACCTTTAACTAATTGACCAATTAAACTTGAAACAACAGAATCGGCTTCAACGCCTCCAACTGAATTCTCAAGTTTAACAAAAGCGAAGTTTGGATCAAATGTTTCACTAGGAGGCGATACAAATGAACCATCTTTGTATATACCCCTACCAAATCTTTCAACTTGTGATTGTATAATTGTTTGTAATTGAGTTAACTCTCTGGCTTGTACAGCGCGCCCAGGTCGGAATAGAATTCTTACGAATTCTTTTTCTTCGTTGAAATCATCAAAATGAGGAGATGTGCTAAAAACTGTAGGCATAATTTACAATCTTAATATTGTTCTAAAGGTTACTAATTGATCATCTGTAAATGTTACAGCTGTTCTGTTATCTATGAATAATAAATCACCACTAGACTTATTTATATCAGGTTGACCATCTATTGAACTCACAGTAAATTCTCTTCCACCAGGGGTGACAAGCACATCTGATACAGATAAAGTATGATTATTTAGATTAGTAAGTAGAATTTGTTTTGTGGTAGTTTTTGTTTGTATAACAACAAATTTTCTAGTTGTATCTGATTTTAAATCTAATACGACGTCTTGTGCAACAGGATTAGAAGGATCCACTATTGAATCGAAAGTTGCTAAAAATGAAGGTGTGCCATTTTTATCTGCAAATGTTTTTTTGTTTCCAGATTGTTCTAAATCTTTTATAATACCAAATTGTCTAAAATCATTGTCAACTGCAATCCCATGAATTTCTTCATTGTTTATAGTAGAGAAAAACATTAATGAATCAGCAAACAATTCAGTTGGAGCATCAAAACCATGTCCATTTGGTGGAGATAATATAGCAGAAACATTTGCATTAGATCCTCCACCTCCTGTAATTATCACATTTGCAAATGTAAATCCTGAACCTGGATTAGTAATTATTATATTACTAACAGTTCCTGTGCCTAAATTTAATCCAACATTACCAGTAAATCCTGTCCCATCACCAACAACACTAACTTGAACATTAGAAACATTGGCATAACCAGTGCCTCCATTATTTACTTTAAAATTTTCTATTGCACCAGCAATTGAAGATAATTCGACTCTACTTTGAGAAGTATCTAAATCACCCGTCGAAAAACTTACTGATACATTAGCTCCTGTCCCTGTACTACTCTCGACGTTTAATACAGCAAAAGTATAACCTTCACCTCTATTTGTTATAACTACGTCTTCTACTTCTCCAGCATCACTTACAAAAGGTTCTAATTTAGCATTAATTCCATCACCGGAAACTGTTATAGTAGTTTGTGCATTTTTAGTATAATTTTTACCAGGATCTAGTATAGCAATAGATTGAAATTTATTGTCATTAATAATAGGCAATAAATTTGCAGTAGAATTCACTACCGTTCTATTTACACTTCCTGGCCCAGAAAATGTTACATTTGGAAATAAATTACTACCAGTACCTGTTGGATCAGTTATTACTATATTGCCACCAGCAACACCAAAACCAGGATGTGTAATAATAACCCTATCAAATGATCCTGTTGTTTCATTAATTATAGCTTCAACATTTGGTATATTTGAAGTCGTGTTTGAGGCTGGACTTGTAAAATGAACATTAGCTTTTAAACTTATGGAAGGAGCACCTGAATATCCACTACCTTTACTATTGATAGTGACTGCATCTATTTCACCATTACTATAGAAAGATTCTAACACAGATTTCTGAACTGGCATAAATGTGTCAGTTAAAAATCTTGATCTTAGTGCTAATGGTATAGTGTACATAAATTTCCACTTATACCCATCACCTAAAGTAATTACACCTAAATCATTGCCTAATGGTTCAACTGTTGAAGCTGCACCATTATTATTTGAAATACATTTGTATACCTGAAATGAAGAGGATATAACATAAAAAAGAGAAGACTTTAATGTTGTAGCTCCAGAACTGGCAGGATTAGTTGTAGAATAATTTAAATCAAACTGGTCATATATTGTACCTGTGGCCCAATTTTTTCTTGGTATAACTAATGATACATCTGAAGTAGTAATTTTTTTAACATTAATAATTCTATTTCTAGTATCATTTTCATCAATACCAGTTTCATTAGGAGTAGGTGGAGTAGTAGGATCAGACCAATCTACTACCTTTCCAATAAAATAATAATAATTTGATCTAGCAGAAAAAAGTTCATTGAAAACTGAATCAGCTAACGTCTTATGAATAGAATCTTTAAGTTTAAAAGTCATATTAAGCTATTGTAATATTCCAGTTTATTGTTAATGAATCGCTTGTCCCTTTAGAAATCGAAGAGAAAGTTGTACGACATAACATTGTTCCTGTATTAGCAGTAGGAGAATTAAAAATTCCAGCTTCTTTTATTGAATGAGTTGAACCGTCACCTTTACCGGCAAAAACAGCTGTGTATGTAACTGTATTTTGTGAAATAACATTTTGCAAAGGACTTTGACTTTGTACTTCAGTTGAACCTAAAGAACTATCAGCACCAGCAGGTGCAGTGGCACTTGAGCCTATAGCCATTCGTCCAAAAGTTCCTCCAAAAGGTTTAACAGTAGTATTTCCACCTGCAACATCATGCACCATTCGTTGTGTTATAGCAGCTTTACCAGCATTCACAACTAAATTTGGCACAGATACAGTTTCTACTATATTATCATCCTTATCTTTTTTTATTATTTGTAAATTACCAAATACTCTAATTGAATCATCCATCTATTGTTCCTTAAAAGAATTCTGTTGTAAATCCTATATAACTATCAGCATCTGTTGGATCTTGGTCAACACAATATGCTTCTGCAAAATAAGTCTGAGTGGTAACTAAAACATTACCATTATCAACGATTGCACTAGTTGTGTCAACTAGAGAAGTACCTTGAGCTAAACCTACGCTTGTGTCATCTACAGCAAATGTATCAAACAAATTAATAATTAAATTATCAAAAGATTCAGTTACTACATTTGCTCTTACATCTAAAATGTCAGAAAATTCTCTATTGTTAAATAATCTCTGACCTGCTGGATGAATTGTATCTAATACAACATCTTTAAAGGTATTTATATCAACACCAGTAACTAATTGGTAAGCAAATGGCTGAAATAAAAGATCATTTTGCAATCTTATATCTGGATCTGAAAGAAATCCTTTATTAGTTGTAAACTCACCAGGAAATGAAGCTAGTCCTCCTATAGTGAAACTCAACAACGCTTTACTGTTGTCAGAACCAAATATATTACTTGTTGAACTTAAAGTTACAGATGTATTATTTCCAAAAGTAGATAATAATTGACCATTAGCAGTATGTTTAACATTACCACTACTTAAAAATCCTTTTGTAGTATCATTAACAATAGATATTTCTCTTTGAAAAGAATCATCATTAATTGTTTTATCTGAAGATAATTGTACATCAAAATTACTAGTATAGCTATGTCCAAAACTTAATATTTGAACATCATTTATAGCACCAGTAGATGCAACATTACTAATTAATAATTTTGTACCTACACCACCTGTTGAATTTATAGTATAAATTTGTCCTTGTTTAAAACCTAAACCAGCTTCAGTGACTTTAACTGAAGTTGTAGTGGGTTCAACATTTCCTGTGAATAAAATGTTACCACCTTCTGTTAAACTTGATACTGTAACTTGTTGATTTATTGCATATGCTGATGCTAAAAAATTTATATCTAAAAATACTTCTGTTAGTGTATCATTAATAATACTTGTTTCTAAAATAGGGGTTCTAAACTCTTGATTATTTACTGTTGTAGTCAAAAATCTATCTAATATTATATCACGATCCCCCCTTGAAGTTGAAATTCTAAGAGATCTTCTTTGTAAAAATGTACCACCTGATGGTATAAGAACATTCTCATATGGAAAAACTACTCTTGCATCTTCGTTAAATACAATTCTAAAAAATAATTGAAAAGATAATGTAGAACCCTTAGCCTCATAAATGTCTTTTATTCTTTTTATTGCTATTTTTTTATCGGCTAATAATGTAACAGGTAAAATCTCTGCATAATTTTTTAAAAAATATTTTATAAATGCAGATGTAGTAAAATCAATATTGTTATAATCAAGAATATTTTGTATTAATTCCTGAGGATGTTGATCTTGTTCTAAAAATTTATAATACGATTCAAAAAAGGCAATAAATTTTTTATGATCAGATTGTATAAATTCTGGAAACTGACTACTTACAATTTGAGATATTTTTTCCTTTATTCTATTCGTAGACATTTATTGCACCAATGTAGTTACATTAACTGTTAATCCTGCTTTCAAACCAGCAGAAGAATTTTCTAATGTTTTATCTCTAACTAATATTTGATTTCTTTCAGCCTTTATATTTTGATCCGCTTCTTGAATAGCAACTGTCATTCTAAAATCTGTTACATTATTAGGCAAAGCAGTAGGTGAAATATCTGTTATAACTACTTCGCCAGTAGAATAATTTACATTGCCTTTATTGTTATTTAAAATATTATTATTTTGTGAATCTCTTAATACCAATGTACCTGTACCTATATCACTTGCGGGCGATGAATCTGGCACATCAGTAATGTTAACTAGCGTTGTGGTGTTTTGTATTTCTGCAAAAAATCTACTTGATAAAACAGTACCAGGTTGAATTGAGCTATCAAATTTAAAACTATCATCTTGTGTAAATGTATTAACTGTATTTAAAGAAATAGTTGTTCTTTTTTGAAGACTGACTAATATAATTACTGTTCTTATTGATGTGTCTGCTTCCATTATATTTTTTATTAATAAGGATTTTTGAAAATCTTTATTAAAATTTTGTAAGTCAGATGTAAAATAATCATCAACAGTTTGTGTTACTAATGTAGATATTGTAGCAGGAGATGAAGTTGTAGCTGTATTATCATACTCAACATTAACTACTAAATTCACATGAAAAAATTCTGGGTCTATAAATTCAGGTTGTATAGCCATCACTTTTTTAGTGTTTAGTACTGAACTTATAATTGAATCTTTTGTTGATTGTGAAATACTAAAACCATCAAAAGGTTTTAAAGATATAATAACTTTTCCAAATTTAGGTGGAACATTATCTTCACCACCAAACACAACCACTGATTCAGCATCAGTAAAATTTTGCTCAATTAATGATTTATAGTCAGCAGCAGTAACAGCCCTATTTCTAGCAGCATTGACTCTTGGTGCTTTAAATTTTATATCAATAATATTGTCTGCATCTTTTCCACCTGTAGGATTAGAAAAAGTTGTTACAGCAGAAGTACCTCCACCAATTTTTCCAGCTGTAAAATTAACTAAACCAAAAGAAGCATCAGCAGTATTAACAGCAGATCCTAAAGATTTTAAATATTTAATTTTTATAAGATTACCAGAAGTCAATTTTTTACCTAAAATGTTATCACCAAAAAATATTTCATATTTTTCACTTGGATTCATCTCAAGAAAAAAGACTTCAGAAGTTGAAGTGACATTTGAGGTATCAATTGTTAAATTATAAGTTGTAGTAGTTGTATCACTATTTGATTCTTGAACTTGTACTAATAATGTCGAAGTATCTATATCGCCATCAGGTATTTCAAACTTTTCATCTGGACCTGGAATAGCTGAAACAAAATTTAAACTTTTTGTTACCCCCTCAACTAACTCTAAATTTAGAAATGAATATATGCCAGCTGTAGGAGTTATGGTTACATCTCCTAAATTAAAGAATGTTGTTGTATTATTATTAATAGTTGTTGAAAAAACTGTTCTATCAGGCAAAGTTAAAGTACTTGGTGATCCTGTAGGACTATTAACCACTAAATTAACTGAAGCTCTGACACTTCTTGCTGATGTGGGTGTAAAACCTAAATGTTTTGCAATTGAAATAGCAGAAGACTTTTTTACAGCAGAATCTAAAAACATTTCATTTGCCATTGCATTGCCCATAAAGGCATTGTAATGTGTATTATAAGCAAGTATATCAATTAATATACTTAAAGCAGAACCTTCGAAATTATAATCAGAAAATTCATTTTGATCTTTTAAAAAAGCAATTAAATTGGTTTTTATATCATCAAAATCTAACTCTGATACATCTAAATTTTTTAACTGTGCCATTTATCTAGCTCTTTGTAATGTTGTTGTTACAGTAACTGGTAGGTTAACATTTGTAATCATAAATTTAACTTCCACATCTAATTCGTTTCTATCAGAAATATCATGTATATCCACATTAAGTAATCTAGCTCTAGGTTCAAATTGACTAATAACATTTTGTATAGTTTGTCTCATAATACCAATAATTTTTGGCTCAAAATTATCAAATAATAATGACGTTATTTGACATCCTATTTCAGGATGAAATTTTCTTTCATAATGTATTGTACGAATTAAAGACTGTATAGATTGCTTAATAGCTGCTTCATCAGATACTTTGTTAAGATCTTTTGTTGAAGTGTTAAGTGTAAAGTCAAAATTTATATCACTAAATTTTCTTACTTTTCTGTTAATTATAGCCATGGTTTATTTATGTCAATTTGCAAAGGTATCTGAAGAACCAGTGGCAGTATGTCCACAAGTTGCAGCATCTCCCGCTCTAACTACACCAGTTCCACTTGCAAATACATTAGTTGATCCTTCTGCCATTGTTGCAGATCCATGAGGACCAATGCCATGACTAGCTACTGCATCACCAATTAATGACGCTTTATCTCCATTTACAAACACAGTTGATGAACCAGGACCAGTTATTGTTCCTCCAGCTGTATCTGTTCCAACTCTTGATATACCTGGCATTATGCTAGCTTAGATAAACCATCTGAGAATCTTTTATGGTTATTATATGTTAAAAGAATTTTTCTTTGTTTTTCTATATCAAATGAAACATGTATCCAAGGAAGTTTTGTTCCTGTATCTTTGTATTCTAATAATAACTTATCATAATTTAAATTTTCTGATAGTTTTATAGCTATATCAAAATAATCTTTTTTGTCAACATTTCTAAATTGAAAATCTACAGCTTTACCTTTTAAGTGATCTGAAGTAAAATTATTATTACTTGGATGTCTAAATGCAGAGGTGACCATAGCATTTGGAAATAATTCTAACACAATATCACACACATTCAAAGCCACAGCTGATAAATTAAAAGCTATTTCACCATACTTTAAATTTACTTGAGATTTTAATTTATTTTTAGTAACTATAGCCCTTGAAGATAATTGACCTAATGTATATTGATCAGATATTTTTATATTATCAGGTAAATATGTTTCTAACTTTAAATCTTCATTTGGTGATATAATATCATTGTTATTGGATGAAGGACTCTCAGATTCAAAAGCAGTTGGTTCTTCATCTTCACTTCCATCAGATAAACCAGCTAATTTATTTTTATTTAAAAATGTTTCACTATCTTTATCTTCTTCAGAATCTTCAGTATCATAACCAATTTTATCTTTGTAATTTGTATAAACTGGGTTAAAAATTTCTGATACTATAACACTCTTTCTGTCACTAAGTAATCCTATATTTGCTTTATTAACTACATTGGCATATCTTCCAACAGAAGCTATGTTAATTTGTGGTGAAACAAAACCAGTTGGAATTACAGGGGATGGATTATTAAGTTGAATTGAACTTGCTTTAGCATTTAAAGATCCACTTTGAACATACAAATTCATAACAGTTTTAGCATTGGAATTAATGTTAGTAGCTTCATTTTTTATAGTTATTGCATCATTAAACATATCAGTTGATGAATTATTAATAATTGTTGCAGAAGACATTAAATTATTTGTTGCTATAACACTCATATCGTTAGATGCTAATAAATTAAAATTTTCATCTGCATTAATATGCATATCTTTTAATGTATGCAAAAACATTGAACTATTACATTTATTTGTTATACTATCTTTTGCTGATACAAATATATTACCATTTGTGCAATCATTATTAATACTATTTACTGCACCTATGTAAATATTTCCACCAGCTTTTTGATTGATATAATCTTCAGCTTCAATATTAATATTTGCACTGTGAAGGTTTATTTCTTCTCTGGCAGCTAAATCTATTTTACCAGCTGCTTGAGCAGTAATATCATTAAAACATTTTAAATTTACATCTCCATCAACTTCCATAGTTACATTAGAAGCACAATATACTTTCATTTCGCCACTAATTGATATCCTAGCTTGTCCACCTACAGATAAATGATCATTCTTGTCTACAAATCTATATTGACTACCTTTTGTTTTTGATACAACCGACCCAGACTGATCCAATTCAATAAAAGTACCATTTTTATGATATATGTGTATTCTTTCGCTTTCTGGTGTATCATCAATTTCAATAATATGTCCAGATTCAGATTGAATTACTCTATTATATGGATATTCTGCATTATAAGGTATTTCGGGTTGATCAAAAAAATCTCCATCAGGAAGTTTATTACCTATGTATCTTTCGCTATCTTTTATTTGTACAATGGTGTCTGCCACATCATTAGTTGCTAATTTATTTGTTTCAGACCTTCCTTGATATTCTTTATTTGGTAATGTGGCTGTAGGATCAATAAATCCTTCAGTTTTAGTTCTTGCTTTGACTTTATTTTCAATATTTTTAAAATCAAATTTTTGAGATCTTGCGAAGGCAGCATTTTTTATAGATGAATCAAAATCTTTGCCGATTGAAGCAAGTGAAGGTCTATCTTTAAGTGCATCAACTTTTGATTTCAAAGCAGCAAGATCAAAGGCTGGTAGACTTGGAAAACCGCTTGGCAAATTTCCTAATCTTGGTACAGTAGGTAAATCAGGTATTTTCCCTGCCAAAGTATTAACAGAAAATTGTCCTAAGTTTTTATCTAAACCTAAATCAACACCAGCAGATATACCTCCTGTCAGTGCATTGGCAAGTTGATTAATATCTATTCTACCTCTCAAAATAGGAGGCAGTTTGTTATTAAACTCATTTATTACTTCATTAGTTAAAACGCCTTTAAACTTTCCTGCTAAAGATCCAATATCTAAATCTGCATTTAATAAATTTTTTAAACCATTTGGATCTAAATTTCCATTAATTAAATCCATTGGATTATTAATACCAATAACATCAAGAGGCACTTTATTCAAAACACCCGCAGCAGTTACATCTAAATCATTTACAAAATTACCTCCTAATTTAGTTGCACTACCAGCCAATGCTTCATTTAATATTCCTCTAGCTTGAGGTGGCAAATTAGTATATTCAGGTAAACCCTGAGCCTTAGCAACTATTTGATCTTTTAGTTGATTTACTTTGAATGATGATGTGGGCTGTGTTGATGATGTTTGATTCTCTGCAGCCAGGTCTTCAAATACACTTGACATTTAATTCCTTTATTATTTTCTACTAACTACGCCTTGTCCAAAGCCACCTGAAACACTCTCGTTATAATCAGTTCTTACTTCTTTATTACCTTCACCAGTAGGTCTTGGTCTTGTAAATGCAGGCAACCCTCTTCTTATTCTTTCACTATTTATTCTGTCATATACAATTGGGTCATTTCCTTCGTATACTAATTTTTCATCTGGTGTACCTGACATATCAACTCCAAATTGAGAACCAGAACCAAAGTCTCCAAATGGTGAAGTTGGAGTGGCTGGTGGTATTTCAACTTTTTTAAGTTCTTCTCTTTGATTTAATTGATCTACTTTAATTGTATCTTTTTCCTCTTGCGGAAGTTTGCTTAAAATTTCATCTGAATTTTGTATAATATATTCAGTAACTAATTCAACTATATCTGCTTTAGATAAATTAGATTTTCCTTCACATGCTTTAACTATAACTTCAGCTGATCCAACAATACCTAAATCTAATGCATTATTTAACATTAAACTGAACAAATGCATTGATGCAAAACCACCTTCTTTGCCTTTCCCACCAAATTGTTTATTAATAATAGGACCACCCATTCTTACGACCTGAGCTCTTACTGCACTCGTATAAGTTTTCCTTATGTAAGCAAATTGAGACTTAGCAAATTTTAATCTGTCTTTTGCGTCACTTTTAAGACCACTATCAGCAATTTTAAAACCATTATTTCTCCATGTAGCATTAAACGCATCAGAACCTATTTCATCTTTAAACAAACCTTTGTATGGTTGGCCAAACTCTGATGTCATAAATGAAAATACAGGAGATGTTTTTGCAGAAGGCCTTCTAGTGCCATCTTCTGTAATTTGTGGCATAAACGAAGCTAATTTAAATATACCATATCTAAAACCAAATGTTCCATTTAATGGTTCAGTTCCTCCAGGCTCAAAGACTTTATTTGAAGTAATTGCTACATCAGCAGATGTTGCACCTGTACCTCCAAATGAATTAAGTGAAAATTCTATACCTGATGCTTTAGCATTAGGAGGAGTATATGATTTCTTAATAACAGGAGGTAATGTAGATGGCTTTTCAGGAGGTTCTGGATTATTAGGATTCTGTACGAACCCAACTTTAATTGGAAATGAGTCAGCTTTTAAACTTGGTATAGCTTTAGTGCCATCTGACAATTTGTTTTCTTTAGTAATAGTTTGACCAGATTGATCTTTTTTTGTGTCGTCATTGTCTTTTAATACAAAAGCTGCTTTAACAGGCGTTTCTTCAAACACAGTTGGAGCTGAACTTGATCCTATAGTTCCAAAGAATGCAGGTTGTTGCATATCTAAACCATCAAGATAAAATCCTACTACCCATGTTCCAGGCAACGGACCAATTGGTGAACTTCCAATACCACTTATTGCAGCAGATGTAATTGGTTGAATTGGTACAGACCAAGGAAGATCATGTGTGGGTTGTGTATCTTTGTTTATTGAGTGATGACCGTATATTCTTACTTTGCATCTACCTATTTTTTCAGGGTCATCTCTATCTTCTACAACTCCAATAAACCACTGAAACCCATCTCTGTTAAATATTTTATCCATTAGAATTACCAGTTCTTTCAAGAGTTGTAGATCTCATTCCATCTTTTACTATTTCCATACTCATCATGTGACTTTGTTGATTAATTTTATGATTTATAGCTGTTATTAAATAGTTACCTGTGTATCTAATATCTTCATTTTCACTTGAAATGTCATTCATACCTTTTGGTGATACATCAGGATAAATTAATTTTAACATTCTGCCAACTTCAATGTCTGTTCTTCCAGGTACAAATACTTCTAACTTTAATTGATCTAATTCTAATAAATTTGTTTTTCTATTACCATATATTTGAGGCATTCTTTCGTTCACATTTTGTTCTATATCATGCAATCCTGGATGAATAGGATTAAATTTAATATCACTTAATGTCGATAATACTGTATTTGGTTTAAAAAATGGAAGAGTATTATTACCTTCAGTGTGCACATAATCATCATATTTTTCTGTAGTAATATAATCAGTATTTGTTACTGTTTTATTTACTATGTCTAATGACATTAATCTATTTGCAAAATAACCATTAGTATAATTGTCTAAATGATTAAAATTCTTTTTAATTGCCAGATCGTTAATATTAAATACTTTTATATTATTATTTTTATTTTGTTCTAAATTGTTTATATTATATCTGTAAGTACCAATACTAGAATTTTTATTATTATTATTAATATTAAACAACAATTCTAAATTAGTAAACATAAATGCTTTGTTTGTTTCAAAAAATAAAAAATTACATGCCTTACCTTCTTTAGGCATAGATTTTGACGCACACCAATTTATACATTTAAATGGTGTCCATCCTGGACTAACAAACTTAATATTATTTTCAGTTGTAGTTACAAAAAATTCTGATCCATTATCAACAAATTCATAACTATTATTGTTTTTTACTGGTGCTCTACTTATTTTTAAAAATTCATTAAATATATTTGAAACTATATCACTAGCAGTTCCCTCAAATGTTTTAAATAAAGGATTAATAGTATTTTGAATTGATTCAGCTGAAACAAAATGGGCTATATATGTTTGTGTAGCTTTATCATTTATTAGTTGTCTATCTGTAATTGAATAAATTCTAAAAAGTTTTTCAATTGAAGAATCTGATGTTGGTGTATTAATTTTTACATACAAATATTCTTCACCAATTAAATCAAACTCTTTAATTAAATTTCTACTATCCACAAATAACATTTTACCATGCATAACTGGACTAAAAATATCTTCTTGTATAGTAATTTCTGACATATAGTCTAATACATCAATACATTTGAGTCTATTGTTAATTAATACAAGCTCTTTAAATTCAACAGAACCAGCAGTTTGAAAAGGTACAGTTGTTTGTTGTGTCATTTATTTACTATCTGTTCAAATTCACTGACTACTTCAGGAATTAATGATCTATTTAAAATTTTAATTAATCTTCTCGATTCGTTTTCATTATCTTCAAATGTTAAATTAGTTACTGATATACCAGATAAAATATCAATTGAAGTTATTACTGGGTTTGCTGATGAATTAGATGATAATAATTGATCTCCTGCAATAAAACCACCATTACCAACACTAGTTAAAACAGTTAAAGTCTTATTATTTGCTGCTTTTGAAGTTATAACGCCAACACCCACATTAGTGTTATTAATTAAAGTAGTGTTATTTGATACACCTTCAAAGTTTTTAGTTGCATCAATTGTGTCAGCATTTAAAACTATTGTTGCGCTCACAATATTGCCAGTACTATTTTCATAGTGGTGAGGAGCATTAATATTTGTGTACTTTCCTTCAGTAAACTTTTTTAAATTAAACTGATCAAGAGGCCATCCAAATCTTGGGTCAAGTATATCATTTGATTGAAGTATTATCCAATGTAAACCTGTATCACCATAAAATTTATTAGCAGTTGATTCTGGTGTTTCCCCGTCCTTTATGTAATAGGTATCAAATAATGAACCATTAGTAACTACATTAGATAAAAACTTTGTACGTATAAAAATATTAGGTATAATTTTATTTGTTTTAAATTCATCTAACGAATAAAGAGTTAACGGTAAAGTTTGAAAATATTTAAACATTAGTAACCTTTTGAAGTAATGTTTTCTTTAGTAAGAAGTTCAATTTCTTTAAATCTTAATGTCATATTTACTTCTACTGGTTCGCCATTTTCAAATGTAGCAAATATATCACCTCCATATTCTACATTCATATCTTCCAAAACACAAGTTGATATTTTATTAAAAAATGGATTTTCTTTTGTTCTGTAATAGTACTTAATATCAAATTCAGAAGGATATAAAAACATTAAGTTTTTTTCGCCAACTAATTCTGGATGCATATGAAACTTAAATAATTCTATTATATTTTTTACACTAGCAACTTCATTTTGATTTTTTGGCATAAAAGTATGTCTAAAATTAAATGTTCTGAAATCTACTCTTTCAAAAAATTGTTCTCTAAATGGATTTGTTGTATTTTTTATACCACTTTCTAATAATCTTCTTGTATTAAGCGTACCACCAAAAGATCCACCTAAACCTCCAACTGTATTAAGTAGTTGCAAGGCAGCTGGCGCACCAACTTGTTTTGCAAGTTCTGTAATACTTTCTAAATTATTTAATTGTGAAACATCTGTTGTTCCTAATAAACCTCCTAAAATTCCTACTGCATCATCTGTATATTGTGTAGAATAGTTTACTGCTGGTCTATCTTGTATATGTAATGTAACAACATCAGATATTCTTCTGGGTATGTCTTCTTTAATATCATCAAAAACGTCACCAAGTTCTTTGGTTGCTTGATCACTTAATAATCCTCCTCCAACAGCTCCTCCAGTACCTCCTAGCAATGCGCCTAAACCAGATCTATTTGCTAAACCAATAGCAGCAAATGTAATGGCACCCACTTTACCTGCTCCTGCTATTTTTCCTGCTTCTTCAGATTTTGCAGCTTCAAGTTGAGTCTGTCTTGGTGTTAATTCACCAGGCACTATACTACTTTTTAGATCTTCTCTTATCTTAGACTTTGATCCTTGTAAAAATTTACTTTTACCTCTCATGTTTATAAAAAAACGAATATAGTGTTGCTTATCCATATCTGAACCAATACCGTCTGGATAAGCTGCTTCAGTAAAATTGTAATTAGCGGCCCTCACAGTTATTGGCTCTAATTGTACATCATCTCCATTATTATTTAAACTTTGTAAAGATTCACTGTTGTCACCAGGATTATCAATTAAACTTGACCCTCCAAAGTTTAATTTTTCATTAATTCCGCTACCACCCATAACAGTTGCCATTTATGGATCCTTTATAAATAGTTATTTAATTTATATTATTTATGGTATATAAAGAAACTTATAAAGGTAGATACAAAGTAGCTAACCCTAAAAAGTACAAAGGTGATTTACAAGAAGTTGTATACAGGTCTTCTTGGGAATTAAAATTTATGAGGTGGTGTGATCATAATAAGAATGTACTTGAGTGGGGATCAGAGACTACTATAATTCCGTATCGATCTCCTGTTGATAGTAAATTACATAGATATTTTGTTGATTTTTACATTAAAATAAGAAATAATAATAATAAAATTAACAAATTTCTTGTTGAAATAAAACCCGAAAAGTTTACTAAGCCTCCAGTTATTCCAAAGAAAAAAACTAAAAGGTTTATACAGGAAGTATTTAATTATGGAACCAACCAAGCTAAATGGAAACAAGCTAACGAATACTGTTTAGATAGAGGTTGGGAATTTTTAGTGCTCACAGAAAAGGATTTGGGTATAGAACAATATGGTTGATATATTAGAAAAAATAGGACAAATACAAGAAGCCACTAAAAGTGAAATAAAACCTGTGAGTTGGTATCAAGGTCAAATTAGACAATTGGGATTGAATACTATTAACACTCAAAAAATGATACAATCAGGCAAATTAACTACAAGAGTTATACCTGGTTATATGTACTTATTTAAATACGATCCAAAAGATAAAGATCTTCCCTACTATGATATGTATCCACTCGTTATTCCATTCAGAAGAGTAAATACTGGTTTTTTTGGTGTAAATTTTCACTATCTACCTTACATGATTAGATTAAATATATTAAAGGAATTTGAAAAATATGCAACAAATAAAAATATACCTGAAAAAACAAGAATAAGATTAAATTATAGGTTGATGGAAACAAGCAGAGTTTTTAGATTTGTTAAGCCTGCTATAAGACAATACAGTAATCAACAAATGAGATCAAGATTATTAACAATACCGTTTAACGATTGGAAAGTAGCATCACAGCTACCTGTACAAAAGTTTAGAAAAGCAACAATGGAAAAAGCAATAAGAGACACAATTAAAAAATCTAGGATAAGGTAATGAGTATAGGAGCATTTTCACAATTTCAATTAAGTAACTTTCAATCAGAAGTACTTGGTAGAGGATTAGCTCGTCCAAATAGATTTGAAGTTATAATTCCTAGACCAGCTATCTTAAATAGACGCAGTCAACAATTAGGATTTAATGGAGGAATAGTAGGAGGCGAAAGAATTGGAACTGCTACTATTCCACCACAAAGAATATCAATATTATGTGAACAAGCAGCATTTCCATTATTTAATATAAATGTTAAACCTTATAGAATATACGGCACACCATATCAAAGACCTGTTACTTCAGATTATGGTGGCGATGGTTTACCAATGACCTTTCACGTAGATAGAGCTATGACAGTAAAAAGATTCTTCGAAGATTGGGGCAGGTTTATTATTAATAGAGATACATTTAATGTTGCATTTCAAGATCAATATGCGGTAGATATTGAAATTTACCAATTAGACGAATTTAATAAAAGAACATATGGTGTAAAACTAATAGATGCATTCCCAAGAAGTCAAAATCAAATGGAACTGAATATGGGAGCTCAAAATCAAACACATAGATTAATAGTATTGTTTTCATATAGAAAATGGATTTTTGTGAATGAAAATTCGAATACTCAATCACTTTTACCCAGAGGAGAACAAGTTACTCAACATGTAGTAGGTGAAACTGTTATAACAAGAACTGAAACCAACGCAGGAGTAACAACATTCTTTGGACCATAATAATGGAGATATAATATGGCATTACCTGTTTTAGAAACGCCAACATTTGAACTGATATTACCATCTACAAAACAAACAATAAAGTTTAGACCTTTTTTAGTTAAAGAACATAAGATATTACTTAGCTTAGAAAAAACTGGTGCTAAGAATATTGTAAAAACCGTCAAAGATTTAATTGATGTTTGTACTTTTAACAAATTAGATGTTGATAAGTTGCCTAATTATGACGTTGAATATTTATTTTTAAATCTAAGAGCAAAATCTATAGGTGAATTAGTTGATGTAAATATCACATGTGTTTGTGATGAAAAAATAAAAGCATTTGTTGATCTTAGCAAAATAAAAATAGAAAACGAAAGTAAAATTAATTCTAATATAATTGATTTGGGCGATAATTTAAAAGCTAAATTACGATATCCTAACTTTGATGAAATGATGGGAATATATGAAAATATAGATACGGAAAAAGTATTTGAAGTTATTGGGAAATGTGTAGATGAAATACATGAGGGCGATAAAATTCATAATAAATTTACATCTGAAGAACTAAATACTTTTATATTAAGTCTAACAAAAAAACAATTTAGTAATATTGAAGAATTTTTTGTGAATTTACCTAAAGTAACATATGATGATGAAGTAACATGTAAAAAAGCTGATTGTGGTAATATTAATAAAATAAGATTGGAGGGTATTGAGCATTTTTTTATATAACTCTTTCTCATAACGACCTAATTGAATACTATCAATTAAATTTTCAATTAATGCAGCATCACAAATATTCATTAGGAGAATTAGAAAATATGATACCATGGGAAAGAGAAGTTTATGTTGGATTGTTAATTCAATACCTAAAAGAAAAAGAAGAACGGGAAAAAATTGTAGCTCAAAATCAAAAACATCACAATGGATAAATTTAAAGAATCACTCACCAATATACTTAAATCTATGGTTCCTTCAAAAGAATCGCGTCAAGATACTGTAGATAAATTTAAATCCGCCTTTAGAACAGATCCTACAAAAATTCTAACTGAAATTTCTAAAACTTCAAAAAAATCATTTGTTTTATTGCAAGCTATCCAAGAAAATATCGATAGAATGCGTGAGATTATGGATGATAGTAAAGAAGATAAAAAAGGAGGTTTTCTTTCCAAATTAATAAAAGGGATATTATCTGCTTTAGGAATAACATTATTATTTAAAAGTATAACTAGTCTTTTATCAAAATTTCCAGTTGTTGCAGGACAGGCTATAAAAGGAGCATTTAAAGGATTAGGAAAACTTATTACTGTTGGTGTCGTAGCTGGTTTATCTGGCATTGTAGCTGTTTTAAAAGGATTAACAAGTGGCTTAGCTAAAATGTTAGGACTTAAATTACCTACAACAACACCTAATATAAATCCTAATTCTAAATCTAGTCCAAGTGCAAGAGCAGCTACTACAGGTCCTCTCACATCACAAACTAGTAAATTAAATCCACCAAATAAATCGAGTATTATAACCAGTTCTTCTGGTCCACAATCCCGTGTTAACAAACCTGGTGCTATTGTAATTCCAGCATCCTCAAAAGCTAGATCGCAGGTTCAACAATCATCCATGAAAGCAGCTGCTACAGGTCCTCTTAAACCAGATGCCAAAGACGTAGCTAAGTTATCAGCTAAATCTTTAGGAAAATCAGCTTTGAAAAAAATACCTGGTTTAGGACTGCTCGCTGGAATAGCTTTTGGAGTAGATAGAGCCATGGGTGGTGATTTAAAAGGTGCAGGCATGGAAGTAACATCCGGATTAGCTGGATTATTTCCTGGTTTTGGAACTGCTGCAAGTATTGCAACAGATGCTGCTTTACTAAAACATGATTTGGATAGAGGTAGTGATAGTACTAAAGTAGAAGTAGCAAAAGATACAATGAACCAAGTAAATCCTAATATAACCAATCAAGGTGTTGGCGTTGCTTCTCCTGTGATGGTAAATCAAAGAAGTAGTTCTAAAACTATCAAAGATTCACAAACTCAAACTGAAGTATTAAATACTACTAGTCAAAATGGAACACCATTGACTGTTGTTAATAATAATACAAATAATGTGGCAAATAATAATACTACAGTAGCAAATAAAACTAAACCAAGAAATACTGAAAGTGCATTAGAAAGAGAAATATCAAGACATTCTAATCTTGGAATTGCATAAAAAAAGGGCCTTTCGGCCCTTTCTTAATCTTCGTTTGCTAACTTAGCAAAATAACTCAACGATTCATCTACATCCTCTTCAACCTTTGGTGTGGGCTTAGAAACAGGCGCTAAGACAGGTTTAGGTCGATCTAAGTCAACGTCTTCAGCCTTTCTTAAACTAGCACCAGAGGCAGTTAAAACCATCTCTAATTTCTTTTTAAGGTCTTCATAACTTTTAAAGTTTTTAGGATCAGTAAACTCAACTAACGAGTGCTGATTGTTCCAAGTAGTTTCAAGCGCTTCATCATCATCTAACAACTTAGCTATTGAATCAAACTCAGACTTATCATAATTACGATAGCCTTCAACGTTTCTAATCTTCAACTTGAAGTTAGCACCCTTCCAAAAATCAAATGGATTTACTGGATCCTCATCTTCAAACTGAGGCTGCATAACATCTTTAATTTTATCAAAGATTTTTTTACCATACTTGTATAGAAATGGTTTACCTTCATTCTGTGGATTAGAAGGATCTTTAACAACTACAATATTAGAAATGTAAGTAAGTTTACGTTTCTGTCTACGAGCTGTCTCTTTATCTTTCTCTTCTCCAGTATGCCAAAGTTCTGTATTTAATTCAGAAACTGGATCTGGTTTATTGAGTGTGGTTAAAGAATTTTCTATATACCACTTGCCAGTTGAAGGACTTTGAAATGCATGATGCCACACACGAGCCCAAGGTAGCTCTTCGCCTTTAGGAGGTGGAAGGAATCTAATAACAGCATAACCATTACCAGACTTATCTACTTCAGGTTGCCAGAAGCGCTCGTCTTTTTGTCTGCCTTCTGTAGAGGGTGTGTTAATCTTTTCAACTTCTTGCATTAAGTCATCAAAATTACCACGGTTCTTTTTTAAAGCACTAAAATCTAAAGCCATGTATATCTCCGTATAAATTGTATGTTAGTATATTTTAATAGTATCATAATATAAAAAAAACTTCAAGTGTTACTTAAGATTAGCATCAACGGCAACAAAAGGCCATTGAACCATTCTTCGAGACATCTCATTTTGAATGTGTGCCATTTTAGTTAGCACACGTTGAGTGTCTCTTATCTGGCCATTGAGCAAATGTATTGTCTCTTGTGCAATAGCCAAATCTTTTTGCAACTCAGACACTTTATGTTCTAAGTCTTTCTTTGAGTGTTCTGACATATCTATCTTTATCTATATTTAAAAAGGGTTGATATTTCTTAATAATTCTCGAAACATCAGGCCATATTATATCATTGCATAACGCTTTATCTAATCTATTAGTGTAGTTATTTATCTGATTTAAAATCACTAGCGTTTCAATTGATATATGTTTACCCAAGTACCTTTTTAATATTATAGGCTGTTTTGAATCAGAATAAAACAAGTTATCAAAATTAATATTATTTTTTTCACAATAGAACAAAAGGTTGTCTATATCATTTTTAAATGTATATGACATAGCTTCCATTCTTTTTTTCCAATCGAGATAATTGTGTTTTGCTTCTGAATCAAACACACCACCCCATCTATCACCAGAAACAAAATTAGCAACTAAGAAATCAACAATTTCTTTTTCACTATAGCTCTCTGCTATTTTTCTAATGTTAATTAAATCATTTCTTTTGAAAAAAGATTGTTTTGTTGCTCGCACTCTGCCTCTTTGTTTAATGGCATCATACTTATCAGTAGTAAAATGCAATTTAAGAGCTAAGTAGGATTTATAAACGTCAAATGCTTCCATACATATCATACCGGTAATTTTCCTTTTGGTCTCATCATATTTGCATCTTCAGCCTCTAGTTGTATCTTTTCTTTAAGTGAAGGTGTAACTAAATTCCCTATATTTTCAATATCGACACTATTATGATAACAATAATCTATAATAGCATCCATGTAACCAATTCTTTCCTTCGAAACTCTTTCCTCAATATGGAGAGAGAATTCTGTTGGAGATCTAAACCTTTTTGTAATTAAAATAGTATCATTTAAATTGGTCATAGAATACCAGTAGTTTTCAACATAATGATACTTGTATTAATAGCTACACAAGAAACTGAAAATGCACTAATAGTCAAACAAACTTTCTGATACATATTCTCTCCTAATATTAAAGTATTCCATACGTGCGCAACATAATTAAGGTAGTACTAGTTGCTATTGTACTTATTGCCATTGTATGAATAATCTGACAAATTTTATCTCGCATATCTCTCCTAAGTTGGCCCAGGTCTTTGGGTAATAAGGAAGACCTGGAAAACCCCACTTAGCTATTAAGCTGCTAAGGCAAAGACTTCGTCGTTTGCATTTACTTCGGTTGCTCGATTAACGGTCGTCGCCTACCGGATCGTCCATCTTTCTATTCATTGCCCCGTCGAAACCAGGACACCCCCATTTATCTTATATAATTAGGATTTAATACATCTTCGAGTATAACTACATGTTCTCTATTCTTTAGATGTTGTTCTTTTATATCATCTTTGGATTGACCGTGATAATCTACCGCATGATGATTCTTTATCATCATTTCGTCAAGCCTTTGATTGTCATAATCAGGTAATACAAATACACCTAAGATTCTACCGTACTTTCCAACACTATCTTTCATGGTTCTAAGTGTTTGAGTAGAATCCAAAGGCATAGTATCTTGCACAAACTTTTTCGAGGCAAGACCATATTTTTTTTCTTCTTTATCACTTGTTCTGGATTCAGGAGCATCTATACCATAAAGACGTACTCTTTCATTTCTCATCCATACTCCAAAACCAAGATCAATATCAACATCGACTGTATCACCATCAACTACTTTTACTATTTTACAATTATACTCGTACATAACTTTCCTAATTGGTGGAGGTGAGGGGAATCGAACCCCTGTCCGAAACAGCTTTCAATCGACTTCATACGATCATAATTATATTATCGCATATTTAGAAATAATTAACAACCGTAACTTTTGCGATATGTTTCTCTTAAATCAATAAATTTATTAATCCAATCATCACGTTTTTCTTCAAATATAACACAACCTTCGTGTGCAACTGTCATAATAATAACTAAATTAGATACAGGCACTTTTGTTATTTCTTCAAATGCAACTGCATATGCTGAACACTGCATAAAATAACCATGTATATGCTCTCTCTTCTTAACTTTAGATGATGTCTTAAAATCTATAACAGACAACTTACCATTGTATTCCGCTACACAATCTACAGTACCAGCTATTTGTAAATGATCAGAATATAACTTATCCTCTAACGCATGAATTTGATTTATGCTATCCAAGTGTGGCTTGATTGATTCCCACATTTCAAGATCAAAGTTTGTTTCGTCGAGTTCAATGTTCGAGAGATACTTTTCACATAATGTATGTATTCTAGTTCCTCTTTTTGAGGCTTTTGTGGAGATTCTGGCAGCTTCCTCTTTGCCAACTCTTTCCCTCCATTTTTTAATTGCCTCTTTAGCCAATAACCCTGTAACCGTTGTGACCGAAGGATAGGATCCACCTTCCGGGGTTTGGTATACTCGGATACCCTTATCGTTTGTAGTTCTCTTGATTCTGGGAAATTCATGATATATTCTCTCAAACATTGTGTATTATTTTATCAATCCTAATTTATAAACCGTTTTTCCATTCTCTTTCATAGCAGTCATTACTTTACTAATATTATCATCCGTATTATATGATACATGAACCCAGCCAGAGTCACCAACACCTGGTGTGTAAAATTCAAGTATTAATTGACGAAATTGGCAATTATCATTAATCCATTGTGCAATATCACCATTATCAACACCAGCTATCTCTATATCTGCTGCCATTCCTTTGCAATGATCTGATGTGCCAGATCCACCAATTGCTTTGTTAAGTTTACTACTTCTAAAACCAGAATTAATACTTACAGGTTTACCAAAATGCTCTCTAACTGGCTGTAACACATATTCACATAATAATCTTAAATTATCTATTTCATTATTGTTTGGTTGATTATCTATTCCACGACGAAGAGCTGTTTGGCTCTTCGTCATTTCGTTGAGTGAAAAATTATTAGTTAGTTTCATACATATCCTCGTAACAGTTTCTAGCTACAATATATTGTTTAACAAGTTCTGATCTAACAATATCTTCATTATAAAATTCCACAGTTTTAGCGTTTGGCATCATATCTGCTATTACCATAAATTTTTTCAAACCCGATTGTTCGTGTTTTTTGTATAAGTCGGTTTGTCTAAAGTCTCCACAAAATATAATTTTAGACTTTTGGCCAACTCTAGTCACAATACTATTTAATTCCATGTCTGTCATGTTTTGACATTCATCAACTAATATGATTGAGTCATCTAAAGTTATGCCTCTTACAAATGATGTATTCATAAAACTTATATTATGTTGTTCAGTTAATCTTTGATAAGCATCTCTTTTGCCAAAAAGACTATCACATATTTCTATATATGGCTTTTCATATACTGCTGTTTTTTCATGCTCATCACCAGGCAGATATCCTATATCTCTTGACGGCACCGCAGATCTTACTATTACTACTTTTTGTTTTGGTTTTCCTTTTGATAATATTTCTTCAATTGCTTTGTATAATGCAATATACGTTTTACCAGTACCGGCAACTCCATGTAAGATAATAAATTTTGATTCGTTATAAAGTTGAAAGAATTTTTGTTGGTTTCCAGTTAAAGGTTCTATTTGAAATAAATCATCTATCTTTATTTTTAACTTATTGTTAACTGCAACTGATAGATTTGTTGGTTGGGTTTGTACAAAATTTCTTTTGGCCATGCATGCCCCTTAAAGTTAAGTTTAACATATCACGTGTCCATAATCAATTTCTCGAAAGTTTATCACCTAAATTATTTCTTCTGCCTCCTGTCTTTTCTTTTATTTTTGATAACACTTCTCTAAATCCATCATCAGGACCTTTCATGCCCATACGAACAAGATCACCTAAACCAGGAAAGGTTAAGTGTATCTGTTCGAGATGTGGATTGTTTTGTTTAAATTCTGTGTGTTTATGAACGGAGAATTTATGTTCTTCAACATCACCAGTGTCTTTATTTTTAAATGTGTATGTGGCCATTATTTTTATTTAGGGAAAAATGTGGTTATGATTGTAAACTTGAAAAGATATTTTATTCTTACACTTTTCGAGTAATTTATTTTTAGCGCTACTTAGTGTACTCAATGAATTAAACACACCTGCAAATTGAGCATTTTTTTCGCGACCTTTGCTATCTATGACTTTATATTCTAGTACGTAAAATTCTTTCATACTATGCTCCATAATATCCTTTAGTTCCATTAGTTTCATATAATGAATCTACTCTATAAGTTTCATTTGAAGGTCTATCTAATGGAAATGGCCATGTTGATGCTAAAGATTCAGACTTATCTGCTATTTTATCAGCATCAGATGAAGTAAAAGTATATTCTGTTTGCCCTTGACCATCATCACAGGAATCGTAATTAATATTTTCCTCTAAAGAAAATTCAAAATTTTTATAAGTTTCCATTTCAGGATTTACATCATTACTATATGTTTTGTTAACTTCAGATTCTAAATCATCATATAAACTATCGTCCTGATCATTTACTAATGTTAAGTAACCGGATTCGCAAAATCCAACACTTCTCATAAACGAATAAAATTCATCAACCATTTCAGTTTCATCATTAGCAGCAAACTCATATGTAAGTTTATTTTTAGTTATTTTATTTTCTTGAATTATTGTATATTTGTAAGACATTAATTTCTCCTCATATTAGCATGATCGATAGCATCATTATTGTTAAAAATGGGAACGGGATTAGACTTATGAAGAGTACTAACGCCAATAACACTCGAACCGGTGTAGACATTTTTTTCTTTTTTAAGCGCTGGGGAAAAGTCTTCTGAATTGAGACTTGGAATCTTTTTAGTTTCTCTAGGAAATACTCCAGATACTTCAAGCGTTGCCCTCTTTCGGTTTATATCGCCTTGTAGATAAGCAGGTAATATTTTACGTTTTGAGTAAGGATTAATGCCAAGTTTTCTACTTTGCTTTGACTTACCATAATTTAAAAATTTCATCACATTTCCTTTCGAGGTTTGCCTCTAGATTTTTTAATTTCATCTTTTATTATAGCTGGAGGTAATAAATCTTGAAACGTTTCTCTGACTAGTTTTTCTGTAATAGATGGAAACTTTTCTTGTAATTTTTTATCTTTTACTAAACAAATTAAATATGCTTCTTCAATATTTAACCCCATCAACATTTCAATAAAAAGTTTTTCTCTTCTTGAACGAGACAAATTTTGATTGGGATCAAGCCATATATAAAATCTTCTAAATTCTTTTTCAAGTGTTGTATCTTCGAGGCCAGCTGGTTTTTCTTCATTTTTAAATGGGGGTACGCCTGGAGGCAGTAAAAACTCAATGTTTGGATTAAAATTATAATTTAATAAATGGCCAACAACCATATTTATGTGTGCTTCATTTCTTAATAAATTTAATCTATCTAAGTCATTAGATTGCTTTTCAACCATATTATATACTTCAGATACTAAATTTCTCATACAAATTCCTCTATGACGTCTAACATTTTACTCAGTTTATGCTCATTAAAATAATTCACTAGAATATCTTTATTCACCTTCATATCAAATGGTGGTTCGGCCTTTATAAATTCATTAGAAATATTGTTTGATATTTCAACTGGTATTCTTGACAAATCAACAAGCGTTTGGTTTCGTTCGAAATTTCTTACAAAAGCAGAATCTTGAGGCATTTCTGTTGGATTATTTTTCCATATATCTAATTTTTTAGAGTGTATTGGTCTTTGTCTTTTCCCTTGCACAAAAGCATCATCTTCTGTAAGAACATTTGGTACACCGTCGCCTTTGTCGCCCTTTATGATGTGCGTAAACAATACTTCCTTTGGATCTAAATTTGTCACAACATATTTATTTTTAATAGGAGACCACTGTTTAACATTATCAAATTTATGTAACTGAATAAAATCATGATCGCCTGAAATTATCATTACTGGCTCAACAGAATCTTTGTTTTTTACATATGTTGCAATAATATCATCAGCCTCTGCGCCCTCGACTTCAACAACAGCCCAAGGAAAGTTATCTTTAAGTTCTTTCTTTAACATATTTATGGTATTAAATATTAAATTCCAATCATGCCCTGAATCTTGTCTTGCTTTTTTTCTATTAGCTTTGTAGAAAGGAAAAAAATCTTTTCTCCAATACTTTTTACTATCACATGCTATTATCATATCTCCATACTTGTCTTTGAATTGACTATAATGGCTTCTTATAGTGTTAATAACCATGTGTCTAACTAAGTTAACTTCTAATTTACTATTTTTTGAATTCCCAATTTCAGCCATAATATTAGAAATTACTGTTTGTGAATAATCTACTATAATCATAAAGTACCTTTTTATTGAATCTACAGTGTAACTTAAAACACTATAATACTCAACGTTACTTTTTACTTTTAAACACTTTATCTAAAATTTCTTTTGGTATTTCAGATATATCTTTTTTATCAACTACTTCTTTTGTATCATCATATTCATCTAAATTAATAGTTAATGTTTTATTCGTCTTTGTATTTTTGGAACCTTTGGGTCGACCTCTACCAGAATTCCTACTATAGATCTTAACTTCTCTGTTAGCTGCTATCAAAAGAATAATAGCTAAAGGATCAAAAACCAGCACTATAATGATTATGACAGCTCTTACAGCCTTCTCTATGAGCTTCTTATCAGCTTCTCCATATATGAAATCAGCTATGTATTTTATAGGCCCTACTTCAGCTTCAAACACTATTTGTTCTCTATTTAAAATAAATTTTTTCTGTTGAAAACCTGACACTATCTCCTGTGCATCATCTATAATTTTATTAAGTTCGACTCTTTCAGGTTTTTGTTTTTCTCTTGTTGCAATGGCTCCAGTTGGACCTCTAACTCTATCAAAATCCATAAGAGTTTGAACTGCTTGATCTAGTTGGGATATTACTAATTCAGCATCAGTTATTCTTTTTTGTTGTCTTTGAACTTTTTTATCTATCAATTGTATCTGTAATGTATTATCACCAGATACAGTTGTTTGTTCAATATGAGCTTTTGATAAAAAACCAAAAATGCCCATTGACGTTATAAACGAAAGAATTAAAACAGCTGATGTAAAATAATATTTGAGTATAACTGGAGATGTCGCCCAGTTTCTATATAACCATGATGCGGCAACTAACTTAGATATCTCTAAGCTAACCCCCATTATGATAATAGGAATCTCTGCTGCTGGAAATATTGAGACTAATCCAACAATAGAATAAAAAGCGGCTACAGCAGATAAAAATAATGCTGAACCAAATAGTAGAAATATAAATGTCATAGTTTTAAATGGCTTTTGTTTACTCGTACGTTAATTATACCATTATACCATTTTTTAGAATCTTCTAGAACTGTGCGCGAAAACTGTTCTTTTGCTTCAAGATAGTTAGCTGTACCTTTTGATTTGCACAAATGTATTATTTCTCTTGTAAACTTATCTTCACCTAGTTCTTTAATATCTTTTTTAAGTTCTTCAGATGAACTCCAATATTTTTTCCAATCAGATTCAACTGTTACTTTTTTCTTCTTCTTATTGATGGTTTTCCGTTTAAGAGACCAAAAAAGTTTCTTGCCAATATATTGTCTGCCATTGGTAGTGTTAGTAATAATATAAACAAACCCGTAGCTATCCCCCGGATCATTAAATTCTTCTCCTTTATATATCCACATTAGGGAATGGATCCATATTGTCTCTTTCCTCTATCTCTTCAATTTTATCAATTTGTGCACTACAAACTGGACAAAAATTAACTTCATACATGTCCTCATCCAATTCGTAGTGAACCATAAATTTAGCATCACACTCATCACAAGTATATCTCAACATTAAGCAGCTCTGCCCCAAACTTTATCCCAACCGCCTGACAAAGAACCTTTGGCGTAATCTGTTGCTCTGTTCTCAAAAAAATTGGTATGTGTTGGTGCATTAATCATTTCTTCAACCCATGGTAAAGGATTTTTCTTTCTTTTATATATGCCCTTCATTCCCATACTAATTAATCTTCTATCTGCTATGTATCTAATATATTCTTTTACTTCATGTGCAGTTAACCCTTCAATTGCTCCAGTTGCAAATGACAAATCAATAAACTTATCTTCCAGTTCAACCATTTTCTCAGCAATTGAATATATCTTGCCCTTTAGACTATCATTCCATATTTCATTATTTTCTTCAACATAAGATCTAAATAATTTAATCATACCTTCTGTATGTTGTGTCTCATCAACAATAGACCATGTTACTATTTGACCCAT